TTATAAAAGGATAGAGCTTTCTTCGCAATCCATCTACCAGAATCACTATCAAAGAAGTATGGATTGATAACATCAAACGACTGCTCCAAGAAATCTGGTGCAGAGATTATAGATGATAATACTTTCGTTTGAAATTCAATACCATACTTCGATAGATTATCTACATTCGTATCATAATTTTGTGGTGCTGATACTATTGGAACCATTAGAGAACCTCGTTAGTGGAACAAATGTGGACGCAAGCCACATATCGTAAGTCGGGAAGTTAGATATAACTTTACTACGAATCATCAACTTTGTCAAGTCCATCTTACGTAAATCCGTCTTAACAACATCTAACTTGTGGACAATTTTCATCTTTGCATCTGCAGAAATATTGACATCTCGTAATTGCATGAGTTGCATATTTCTTTCTACTATATCTCTATTATCTAAGATATTTTCAATCAATTTAGGTTTCTTCTTCACATCGGTATACTTTTGTTCTATAAAATCATAATCAATTGTATTCGTATTATCTACCAATTCTGGGAATAACTTTAGTATCGTCTTTTCGCCAGCCCCACGAATACCATCAATATTATCACTCTTGTCACCAAGAAGTGCCCGATAATATACAAAGTTATCAGGATGTACTCCGTATGTTTCTATGATAGTTTGCACATCAAATGTTTTCTTCTTGACTGGATTGTATACCTTTGTAGTTTCGGTTACCATCTGTAAGAAATCTTTATCTGTTGAGTAGATAATAGATTCTCCACCTTGTGCAGTAATCAACTCCGATGCATATGCAATCACATCGTCTGCTTCAATATTATCCATCGTGAAAATAGTAACAGGGAGACACTCTAACATTTCAATAAGTGTCACCAACTGATACTTCATATTTTCCGTTTCTTGTTGTTCGGTTGTCATATCGTACTGACGATTCAACCGAGTCGGTGGTTTACGATTTGATTTATAGTCTGAATAGATTTTACGTCTACGCTGTGACCCACCCTTCCCGTCAAATACAATCACAACACGAGAAGGTTTGAAATCACGAACAACAGACCCAACACTTTTTAGAAATCCAGACATGCCACCGATGTGATTACCATTATCATCAAGTGTAGGGATTGCTGCATAACTACGTAAAAACGTATTGAGTGCGTCAATAAAGAGGACACGACTATTATACTTCGTGTCCTCCTTACCGACATCAAACTTCATAGATTCAAAAACTTTTTGTAAATCACTCATTTTCGTCTAGTTTACTCATCAATCCCATTTTTTGTGCTAGTGCCAAGATTTCTTCATCACCCATACTATTAATATCAAGATTTTCCAATTCATTAAAGATTGGATCATTTACATCAAGTGATGAGATAGCATTATCTACTTGCGACACACCAACAGGTTGCGGGATTGCAACCTGTGGTGTGCCAACTGTCACCGTGTTATATGTCATAAGTTTTCTACGGAGTTGTAGTTCAAACTTATCTACATCCCCATTTGCATTCGTAAATGCTTCTAATGCAACTATGATGAATTCTTCTAACATATATTAATCCAGTAAAAGTTCTTTCTTATCTTCCTCACCAGTATCCAAGGTCATAGCATCTGGGTTGTATTCACTACGATACTTCATAATGAGTGCGTCACAAATCTTACTATAGATTTCTTCCTTACGGGTGACGTTCGAATCTAAGAACTTCGGGAAGTCCTTTGATTGAAACTTGACTTCTTCACCAGTAGTTTCGTCAACCATAGTATACCACGCACCAGATTGCTTGACCAGACTGTTTTCCTTCAAGACATCTAACCAACTACCATAGTCATCAATACCACGGTCGAAGTAGATGTCAAACTCTGCCACACGATGCGGTGGACCAAGACGGTTCTTGACCACTACCGCCTTGACATTCACACCAACCACATTCTTGTTGCCGTCTTGGATTTTACCAATCAAGGACAAACGAATACGAGTTGATGCGTGGAATGCGATAGCCTTACCACCAGAGGTAGTCCACGGGTCAGAGAACGCAGGTGCGTTCATCTTCTGACGAAGCTGATTGGTGAATACGAGTGCGATACGTTCCCGACCAAGAAGGCCAGTAATCTTACGCATTGCCTTACTGATAATGATTGCCTTATCTGTAGCGTATCCATCTTTACCGAAGTCTGCTTCCATTTCCTTCTTGGTAGAAGCTGCGGCAACTGAGTCAACGATAATGGTGACCAACTTTTCCTTATCCTTGCCAGCACGAACCTTTTCAATAATATTCGTGATAGCGTCAAAGATATCTTCGACCGTAGAAATATGAACATACACCAACTTGTTCATATCAATACCCACAGCCTTGAAGAACTCTGGGTTTACTGCGGTTTCGGTGTCAATCAATACAGCGACACCACCACGCTTCTGTGTATTAGCGATAAGTTGTGCACCAACAAGTGACTTACCAGAACCTTCAAGACCAGTCAATTCCGTGATACGACCGACTGCGATACCACCATACGGACGATTACTGACGGCGATATCCAACATCGTTGCACCAGTTGAAATAAAATCGGTGAAATCCGTAGGAGTATCTTCCTTACCATCAAGGAAGTATGCAATCTGGTCGGAATCTTTATTTAACTTATTAAGTGAATCTGCTATGACTTGTGCCAATTCATCACGGTCTGCCGCTGGAATTGGTTTCTTAGTTTTCTTTTCGGTACTCATAGTTGATTACCGATTAATTGTCGAATAGCTTATCGAACTCATCAAGAGCGTTCTTGACTTGTGCCGACTCAGAAATCTCCGTCTTAACGTCGAGGACTTCAGCGGTCACACTCTTTACTTCCGAATTACCCTTTGCAGGAGCAGGGGTAGGGGTCGAACCATCTGGGTCAAGATACTTCTGAAGTACGACCATCAACTCTTCATAGGAAGGTTCCTTGTAGAGTGCAAGGATGTCTGGCTGCTCCGTAAGAAGCTTCTTAGCAACATCAGCGTCACCAACCACAGGGGTCTGGTTCGGCTTGACCTTTACAGAAGTCTTAGCAAAGTTGGTGTCGGACTTCTCTTGTGGGATGTATTCAACCACAACGTCACGACCAGCCTTCGGGTCAGTAATATCACCGTAATCGGGGTCAGCGATGTAGGAAAGAAGATCTTGGTAAACAGTCTTACCAAATGAGAAGAAACGAACACCCTTGTCCTCTTCACCACGAACGATGATAGGAACATAGGTACGAAGCTTCGGACGGAAAGTGTTAGCCTGCTTCCAAGCAGCCTTTTCCGCCTCACGCCCTTCACGGCGTGCATCTTCAACTAACTTGTCTGCGAATTCCGCGATAGGGTCACGGCGACCAAATGAAAGAGGCGAGATGTACGTCTTATTTCCGATGTAGTGGAAATAGAGTTCGATAAAGGGGTTCTCGCGGTTCTTTACCCACGGGACAATACGGATGGTTGTCTTGCCTTCGGTGGGCTTCCAAAGCGACTCACTGCGGTCACTTTGCTTTGTGAATGTGTTGAGCTTTGCCTTTAGGGCATTAAAATCTAGTGCCATACAATTTTCTCCTTAGTGTTTAGAGTTGAGTGTTTAATACACCTCATCACGTATTATAATGAGGTCAGCTTAGTTTGTCAAGTGCTTAGTTTTGAATTGTAATAATATTTGATATTTTAGTATTTACTTTTTTAAGGCGACCGTATGCGGTGACTAAAACAGTATTTTGTAACTCTGTCCAATCAATTTTATAGGTCTTATCTAATACACCACCATTCTTTTCTTCAATCAACTTATTAATTGCGTTGATTGTATAGATGGTGTTGGTTTGCTTCTTTCTATGAACTGAAATTGTAGATTCTGGTGCTTCACCGAGAACTGGTTTTGACAAATCAATATTATACGTCAAGATTGCTTGATTTTCATCATTCACGTTATCCAACACATAAACGGAATTAAATGCAAGTGTGTAGATTTTCTTGATGTGTTCTACGGTCGATTCTATGTCCTTCTTTGCGCAGAAAGTACAAAGTAACTGTGTTTCTGGGTTCATAATAGTAAACTCATTAGGGTAAAACTGACCAGCGTTAATCTCCTAATAAATATTATTATGTGGTGTCAAACCTTATATTTCTACCTTCAAAAGTTCGTTGTAATTCTTACCTTTATACATTCTGGTAGGGTACATTTCTCCCTCTAGCAAATTCTTGATTCGAGGTAACATAGCTGCTTCCGACCTATGTAAATCTAATAGTAATGCATCATAAGTGTAAAGGATTGGTTTGGTCAACCTGCCTTTCAATAACTCGCACACCTTTGCAACGTTAGTAAGCGCTGATTCTGTTTCCAACCACTGTACAGAGTAATTAAATACTTTATTCTGTGAAGGTTCTTCAACCACCAATTTCTTTCCAGTTTTGGTCTTGATGTATCCCGAAGTTCTATAGATTTCCCACATCAATTCACTATATTTTCTGACTTTGTGGAAGTATTCTACGTCACCAAAATCTTCTGTCATACCGTACATTAGTGCGAATGTACGTGCCTTTGACGCCTCATATTCGTCAGGAGTGACCTCCTGCTTGTTATAATACTGCTGAGCGAGAAAGGTATGGACGGAACTGTTTGGTAGGTTATAGTCGATTTGTGCGGCAACCAGACGTAAATGGAACGCCTCATAGTCAAACTGGATAAGTAATCCATCATCACCGTATCTACTAGTGAATGCCCCACGAGTTCCATCTGACTTATTGAGTGCAGCGAAGTTAATACCACCATACTTGTTACTTGGACGACCTGTGGCAGTATATGGATTATATTCCGAATATATTGTATTATTAGTTATATATTTCTTTATGTCTGACCCAAAGTGTTCGGTCAAAATATTCTGGTCAATATGCAGTCCCGACTTTTCAATAGTAGTCAGCGTAGGGATAACAGTATTATTTACAAACTCATACCCGTCTGGTACCGTGTATTTCTTGTATGATTCGTGAACGAACCGTAGAAGATTATGTGCATATTCCATCCACACAACCAACGGGATACTGAGGTGTAGATTCTTAAACTGAAACTGCTGTAGCGTGCGTTGAATATTCGGAGTATAGTATTCACGAATTTCTGGAATATTCTTACTGGATAGGTGGAGTGTAGTCGCTACATCATGTACCCGTTCTTGTGGAACGGTTGGAAACGCATGAAGAATTTCTCTTTTATATAAAGTAACAATCTTAAATGCGTCTTTCAATTCTACCGATAAGGGGATACCATCGGGATGATTATATGGGACACAAAAGTATTCACCATCGTTGAACGCAATATGTAATGAAGAAACTTGATTGACCGCAGGATGTGAGTGCTGGTCAACAAAAATAGGTGCCATATACGACACTTCTGTTTCTATTCTTTTCTGTAGTTTTTGTAAATCCAGAACCGATTGAACAACCATTATTCCCCCGACCAAAACTCCACATAGTTACGCAAATGATTAGTAATACCTGGGAGTTCTTCTTCTGCCAGTGCCAGTAAGGTTTTGTTTTGGCTTACTACTCCCTTGATTAATATATTATCACCACTTGGTAATGTCAAGATCGTATCTTCCAATTTACCACGTATAATCCAATCAATAGTAGTTTTTTTAAATAAAGAATTATTTTCTATACTACTATATTGCCCACCATCAATTTCATAGATGGTACCATTTCGTTGTGTTGTATATTTTGCAAAGTAACGAGTTTTTATTCTACGTTCAATATCTTCGGCATTAATGGTAGGGATAACAGTTTGTATAGTTGCAAGCAATTTTTTCTTTTTGTTTGTATCACCCAATGCCTCAAATAAATTTACAGATATATTATTTGCCATATATTATTCCGATTGTAATCCTACTAATTTAAACGTTGGCATTGCGTTGAATCGTGCATGTAATTGTGTATTCCATCCACGGCTAACATCTATAACTTCTGTCAGTCCAAGTAGTTGAAATGCACCAAACTGCTTGTAATGTTCATAGGTACGACCAACCCAAAATATTTGACCGATGTGGAATCCAGATATTCCAGGAATAGTTATGTCCGCCGTGATTGCCAACTTACCAGGTGCTCTCCACGCATGTGTATAATCTACTGCTGAGTTTGAGTCACCCGCATTAGCAGACATTTGCTGTCGCATTAAATCTGGATACAATTCAAATAAATCATACTGTACTAAGAATGATGCTTCCGCTGGTAGCAACCCCTCTACTCTTGCCAGTATGGATTTTGTATCTGATTCAAATTGTGCGTTTATTTCACCGATTCCACGTATTAAGGTCAACTCACCTTCAAGTTGCGCATTATCAATTAATGCAGTATTTCTGACCACATCTTGTATTGGTCGTGGTTGCGTTTCTGGAACAGTTAGTACAGTTAATTCTTTTAGAGCAATTCGGTCATTTACTGCGTTGAATCCCGACCCACTAATTGGCTTTAGGTAATTATCTTGAAAATATTGGTCAAAAGAAGATACTGGTGCCGCTATTGGTTCCATACCCATAGGACTATCTGCCAACGGAGCTCCTGCTATTAGTTCTCCTTCTTCTTTTCTACGAGTTATAAGAGCTTGTACGACCTGTCCTTCAGCTGTTCGTACTCCTCGATCTCGTAATATAGCGCCTGCGACAGGATAATTACCTGATTGCAACGCTTGCTTAAATCCATTTGTTCGAGAGTTGAAAAACGAAGAAAACCCACCTGCACCGGCATTATACGTGTAGGAAACAAGTGCAACCTTTTGTGTGTCAGTCAACTTGGTCCATATTTCTGCTGGAACTACATTTACCGTTGCCGTTACATAATATTGCAGATCTAGTTGTAGTAACTTATTTGCTTCTGTTTGTGTTATGATAGTATCTTTACCACCGATTCCTTTTACTGCTATTCTACTATTATCCGAAAGTAGTAAATAACCACGAGATATTTCTTCTGGTTTAATTAAGTGTCCATATCCAACAGAATACTGATTTTTAGTATTGCCTTTGGGATCTAGATATGCTCTAGGTGCAAACCCTTCCTTTTCACCGATAAATGTAATTAGTTCACTTTGAAATGACATAAATTAAGTTCCTGGTCTGCTTCCCAATCGTGATAATCGTTCTACTTCTCTAGCCGTTTTTTCTGCTTCTTGTTGTGTAGCTAGTTGTTGTTGTGTTTTTGCAGTACTTGCAGCATTATCTATAACTGCAATAAATGCATCTCGTGAAGCGTTCAATTTTTGATCGACTGCATTTACGGGAGTCTGTGTCCAAATGGGTTGGTTATTACCACCCTTTGGGTTCTGTTTCCACGTATCATATGCGGTTTTGAAAGATCGTTTTTCTTTTTCTTTCATTTGTCTAATAATACCTTTTGCTCTATTTGCAAATAAAGTAGTTAGTGTAACGGATTGTGCTTCTGTTATTTCACCACTCGTTTTTAATGTTGCCAATCTATTTCTAAAATCATTAGCTTGCGGTACAGTCAATAAAGTTTCCACGGAGAAAACATCACGTAATAAATTTTTTACATTTATCGGTATCTGATTCTGCTGGAATTGCGCACTTAATGTATTTGTGAAATCCGTTTTTGATACAAATGCAATTGCTCCTCGTTGACCAAATAAATTATCAACAAAGGAAGATATTGTCTCCGTTTCTACTTGACTTCTTCTTGTAGGAGTTGTTGAAGATTGTTGCTGTGGTGGAACGACAGGATCATTTGAAAAAATATCTCGTACCGACGTAGTACCTACGAAATCTATATCTCGTCGTTCTGGTGCGTTTGCGAGATATCCACCGTTTATTCCCGATATAGCCAATTGCGAGTACAACATTCGTGGATAGTCGGTATTAAGTTGAATATCTAATACATCAGGACCTATTGTTCCTGCTTCGGAAGAATATAATTTTTTATTAAACTCGTATATTTTATCAGCATTTTTAAACTTTACATCACGAACGTTATCGTCCAAAATACGGAACTGTTGCATGTTGTCGTCGTAATACAACTTCAAGTCCCAGTAATTTTCTGTAGCTGCGTTTACATTCCGAAGTAATGCTTCTAGTCCTTCCATAATAGTTCTTGCGTTTAGAAAGACTGACTGAATTGCTTTACTATTTAACCAAACACCCTGAAATAATGGTGCGATTCCTGCCTCGGTAATTACATCTTGACCAAACGGTTGCTGTTTTAACAACCGAATTATTCCCGACACAGTTCTATTTATATTTTCGTTACGTTCTGTTAATTGCCCTAATGTTCGTGACTGGTCGTTTCCGATTTGTTGTATCGCTGCTGATTTAATGGACGGAGGTGCTTGGTTCGCTTCTCTTGCACGATTGTTGTATATAAGCATTGTTTCTGGATTTGTAGATCTCAAAAACTTGTTGTACCCAACAAATATAGTATTTGCATCCTCTGCTTTTGGAGAAGTGTAGTTTTGTGTGAGTGGTGTTATTAGTGCGGATAATTTAGTTTCGTTGGACAATCCTCTGTTTATAAGAGACAGTAATTCACCATTTAAAATTAAATTAACAAAGAAATCAAACGTAATGAAATATGCATCTTCCAATCCCAAATCATTAGTGTTACCCGTATCTTGTGACGCCGGAAGATTTTCAGCTAATTCTTTTCTATCCACCTCATCCATAAATTTAATTATCTGATTACGATATCTACTTTTACTTTCAGGTATTAATGTTGGAGTTGCTAGTACTTGTTTCAAGAAACTAGAAAACTTACCATTTAATTTAAAGTATTCGTTGATTGACGATATAACTGCTTTCTCTCTTTCAGCTACAGTAGGGTCCAACGGATTTACTGTAGCATATGCAGAGATATACATAATATTATCTGCCACACCATACGCAGTAATTGTTACTTTGTATATATTATTTTCTAATCTTGTTTGTACGTTCGCTATTTTTGCCACCGCCCAATCATAGTTGTATTCGTTTGGTTTACACCACGAATCTATAAATTGTGAACGAGGTAGTTTCATAGCACTTCGTATACTATTTGTTACACCACCAATATCTTTAAAATCAAGTTTTACGTTAATTTTTTCTTGTCCTTTCGGTGTTGTTGCTTGCGTACCCCACTCTAATATAGCTGTCATCCCAGGTACAAAACAGACTGCATCAAGTACCCTTAGTTGTTCTTGCGTATAGCACTGGGTTTCTATCGTAAATTTTAGAACATTGCCATTTCTCAATCGTTCAACTTTAGCAGTAGTAATACCAGGAGGTGGATAGTTTTTAGCAGACTGCTGCGCAGTTGTAATTACAGCACCTTGTTGAAATATTGTAGTTTGCCCACCACCAAAGGTATATACAAGTTTTTGTTGTCCGTCTTTGTATGTTGTACCAATCACCAATCCTTTATTCAACTGCGTTCCATACAAATCACTTCTTGCATAGTCTATATTCTCAAATCCATGCAATCCCAACGTAAAATACTTACAACCGGAATATTCATCAAACTGTGGTCCTAATTTAGATAATCCCGACATATCCGCAGCAGTGGTAAATCTAAGAAACGGAGCACGAGTTTTTACTAGATTACCAGATAATGCACGTTTGCGTAATTTATCTCGTAAATCTGCATTAAATACGTTTAATGTTTCTATTGGGTTTAATGCCATAGATTATAATAAACCTGCCGATGGAATAATTAGTTGTGTACCACCTGGAACAAACATCGTACCATTAAGTAGATTATTTGCTTTTGCAATAATCCACCATTTGGTTGCATCTTGATAGTATTTTGATGCTAAAGAATCAAACCTATCACCGTCTTGTGCTGTGATAGTAAACTGAAATACATCTTGTGGTACTGGACTTGGTAACATAGTTTCGTAGTACCGAACATTCTTATTTGTTACCGCTATATTTAGTGGACCTATATATCTATCTAACATATTATATCACCAGTATTAAGGAATTTTACCACCAGCACCACCACCACCAAACCCGCCACCCCTACCAAATCCTGTTCTATTGAAATCTATCTTCTGTTGTTGTAAAATTCCAGGTAAAGTCAAGTACCCGTTTTGATTTGCCAACACTCGTGTATTATCTGCTTGAACACCAGGATATTGTAATCCAGTTAATAAATTTGTAGATGTTCTTCTACCAACACTTCCACCAGCACCAGTTCCTGCCGATGGTGTTGTCGTAGTCGTTGCTGCTGGTGCAGTTGCAGTTCCTACAGGTGCCGTAGCTGTTTGATTATATCTGTATGGCTGATCGTATTTAGGTGGTACGGTGATTGGTTTTTCATTAAAGAGTTGAATATAACTTCTTGGATCGGTATCAGTTTGTTGGATATATACCTTTTCAATAATGTTGTAAGTCATGTTTAACTTGATGACTTGCGTTAATTCACTGTCTATATCCCACGGAATATCTGCTAAACGCATATCTACGTTTTCAACATATCCTGGTTGGTCAGTTATGATTTTTCCAATAGTAATTTTAGCTAACGGTGGTGTCATAAATCCACCAGCATTATCTATTGGATATACTAACTTGTTCAACATATTAGCACGAGTCCAAATCGTTTCAAGTTCCGCTTGACTGAATGCGACCAAATACAAACTAAATGTCATACTACGATTCATGCCATTATATGTAACAAATCGCTCTGGACGACCTACATATCGTACTTCATTATATTGTCCACGAGCATTGTGGTTGAAATCTTCTATGAATGCTCTGAATTTGATTCCTGTATCAAATACACCTGGAACCGCTATTTTGAATGTGACATAATCATTATCTGGAACCTTTTCCAATTCTCTTGCATCTTGTACAGTCACACCATTTAAGGTGTTAAACGGATCTTTAACATATCTAGCACTAGTTATACCATTACTTGTTGATGTTCCGGTCGCAGCACGCACATCATCTGTATACGTTGCGGAACTTCTATAATCATCGTTTGGATATGGTGTTGTATTTTTATTTACATCATTTATATTTTTGACGTATGGACGTAATGCATTCAATGCATTTTGTGCTCTTGTGAGATATTGTTCTTTTGAACCTCCCTTTCCATTCAACTTGTTAATAGTTCCGTCATTTTCCTTCATCATCGGCCAAAGGTCATTTGCATATAATGAGTCGTATGCAGTTTGATCTTTAGTCAACGTTGAATTATTTGTATTGAGTCCTCTGCGAATTGCTTCACCTTGCGCAGCAATAGCATCAAGTTGTCTACCTGCTTGACCCACATTAATTTGCCCACCACCCAAGAATCTTGGTATTGGTATGTTGATGCGGTTTATTCTGTCCTGTAGATATGAAGAAACTAGATTATTGATTGCCGATACTATCGGTGACGCTTGTGACGGTTGCGATGATCCACCGACAAATTTTAGTCGTAATCTACTTTGTGTATCAATTACTGTTTCTTTTTGTAAGCGCCCCCACAAGTCAGGATTGGATATTGCTCCACTATTTAAAATTCTTGAAACACGAGTTAGTGGATTATATAGTGTTGCCACGCTATAATTCTGTACCATAGTTTCAACTGATAGTGGATTATATCCTCTTGCTTGACCGAACGTGGTACCCGATTGCAATACTTGTTGAAATACCTTGAAACTTAAACCTTCACGAGTTCTAAGGTATCGGTTCATTCTTTCTACATCACGAGGTCCAGAAATTACTGGTAATGCTTGTGAGTTTTGTAACATTCTACTGGTGTCTACCGCATATACTTCTTGTGCTGCTGTAGATGAGTATGGTTTGATTTCTACCAACGTATCGTTCAATGCTGGATTTGTTGTTGTCTTAGAAGCATCCACAATTCTGAATGCATCATAAAAAGAGGACCGTCTATTTCTGATTATTACTTCAGGAGTTATTAGATTACTCTCTTGATATGTTTTTACTGTGGGTGATGGTATATTACGTGGATCTGTATAGACATCGTACACTTTCTTTGGACGATTCGTTACTAATAATTGTGATGGTGCTAAACTTCCATCAATAGTACTTCGTAGTGAAATAAATGTTCGTAACTCCGTATTCACCGTGGAGTCACTATATTTATCACTTAAAGTATTTTTGTTTGTGGATATTTTACTGAATATTTTTGCCATATATTATCCCACCACAGCTAGACGGTCAATCGGTGACCGTGCGTTTAATGAAACCCGTCCAACTGTGTTACCATCCATTTCAATCTTTATTGCACTGAATGCAGATGCTAACTTATCAAGTTTTGCTTCTAACTTCGACATATCAACAGTTACATTAGTTTGTTGTGACTGTTGTTGTGGTATAACTCTAGTTTCTTGCAAGTTTCCAGGATACATCGTCGGTGTTCCTGTTATCCCTTGTGGTGCGTTTGTTAGATTTCCTGCCGATAATAACTGCGTACCGGCTAATACGGTGTCTTGATTATTTAAATTAATTACACCTTGTTCAGTAACTAACGCACGAGTACCATATCCAGGTTGTGAAATTACGTCATCACCAAATAATGCAGCAGCACCTCCGATAACACCACCAGCGATAAGACCAGGAACAGCTCCTATACCAGCTACGGGAGCACCAGCAATAGCACCAGCCGCTCCACCTTGTACCGCTCCCGCTGCAACTTTAGTTATTTTTGCCGCAGCTCCACCACCTTTACCAAGAAGTTCTACTATCTGTGCTAAATAATCACGAGATTGTTCAGCAACAGTTAATTCTGCTGGTTTCTGCTCAGTTCCACCAGACAAACGTATAATTTCATTAATGTCTAATCCAGGGAATGCACTTTGGACTGCTAATTTTAAATTTCTATTGGTTTGTAATTCACGTAATAATGCTTGATTACCACCTAATTGTGCCGAAAGTTCTTTCTGTATACCTTCCGGACCACCGATTGCGGAAGCTTTAAATATTTTACCTATATCAATTTCCAAACCCATTGCCGATGCTTCCGCAAATCCTGCTAAAGCGCCTTCAAAATCACCAACTATAGTATCGGCAAATCTTTCGGTAGAACTTAATGAGACACCAATTTTGGTTGCGTTTGCTGCGGCTCTTGCTAGTGCGTCCGCGTATTTGACACCAGCTATAGCAACTAAGTTTGCATTATCTGCTGCAAATTTTAAAGCTTGCGCACCAGTCAATCCTGCATTTTTGAATTCTGTTATTACCTTATTACGCGTCGCATCTTCTGCACCTGTACTTAAAAATGCACGTTTTGCTTTTATTATTTCTGCACTACTTACACCAAAGTTTTTTGCATCTTTTGCAATTCTTGCGGACTCTTTTGGATCTAAAATTGTACCAAATTCTTTGGTAAATGCAGCAGACGCGTCTATAATTTCTTTAGACGAAACTAACGGACCATCAAAACTAAAGAACGATTTTGCAGATTGTATTAATGCTCCACGATATTGACGAACAGCCGACCCTATTTCCACACCAATTTGTCGTTGTATATCATAAAC